TAGGATGCTACAAATATGTCGGAAACCGTCGAGTTGCTTTTGTCAGAAAGAGTCGAAAATATTGAATGTAGCAGGTGCGGAAGCACTAATGTTTACAAAAATTATATCGACGTTGCCGAAGTAGTTCACTGTATATGTGAATGCGGTACGGAGTGGGTAGAATGAAAAGAGAGATGTTTGAATTTCTTTTTCACAGTGTAACTGGTCATGATTATGATGTTCTACCTCCTGCTCGTACTCCTTACGGGCAAATAGTATATGGTAAAAAATACGTACCTCGTCATTTGAGGCCAATGTTCGAAGGTCACAAAACTTATCCTGAGTTATCTAGGCGTTATTCACCTGTTATTGCAGGCGCCGCAAGGGTAATTGCTCCACCTCTTTTGGTGGCATACCCGTTTGTCACTGCTACAGCACATTATCCTGAAGTAGCAGGGCCACAATATCAATCCGCTATGTCCGCTCAAATGGGCATCGGATCTAGTGCATTAAATATGCGCAAACCAGAATCCATTGCTGAACTTTTCACTTGGTCGTTCTGGCAAGGTTATTGAACCTCTGAAAGAGGTTGAGGGGGGGCATCTTCTGCGAAGATATTATTACCCCCCCCAACTTCACAGTTAACATGGGCACTACTGAAGGACCTAACTGGGAAGTTAAGATTAACAAACAATGTATCGGAAACGGTGGATTGTTTGAATGTAAAAAAACACACACTTGTTATTTGCAAGAGCGTTGTGCGGATTGCAGAAGAAAAGTCGTTAAGAGAAGAATGAACTGTCGGCACTGTTGGCCGAATGACTGCAGGTGTTTTTAATGACAAATTATTGTTTAGATTGCGAACAGTTTTTGCCTGATTCGCAAGCAGCGAAAGTAGTTTTTAAGGAATATATTTGCAAATGTAAGTTACGACAGATGAGACTGGAGGATTACATATGAATGTTCAAAAAAGGCATTGGTGTATTACAGTTTATGCTGGACACCTTGGATTAGATGATGATTTCTCTTCTGAGGAAATAATCGATGCGATGCGATCGCATTGGGAATCAGTTAATGATTTACCGGGAATCCGGTACGCAATAGCACAAATAGAAATGTGCCCAACTACTCATAGGTTGCACATCCAAGGTTATCTTGAATTTAAAGATAGTAAACGAAAGGGTACTATTTACAAGATGTTTCCTGGTCATTTAGAATACAGGAAAGCCACCCGAGAGGATGCTAGAGACTATTGTCGAAAGAAAAAATGGAAAGGTAAAGATAAAGGCCAAGTGCAACGTCTACCCGAATTTGGGGAGTGGCGCAAGGAGAGAACTACTGGAATTTCTCCTAAAGTTAGATCTATAAATATGCTAAGCAATGGATTTACTCCTGAAGATATTTTAAAACATGATATAGAAGCGTATTTTACGCACTATAAAGCGATAGAATCTGTATATCGTTTAATGCAAGAAGCCGAGATATCTTTAATAACCCACGGCGAAGAAGAATAAATATGGCGAGACGAAAATCGAGCAAAAAGATGAATGTACAACCTGCAGTTACTAGACTGTGGTTTAGAATAAAAGGAACAAGTACACGTAATTACGTGGATTTGAGTTTAGCTTGTTCTGCAGCTAACAGACGATTTTATCGCCAAGGAACTACTTGGGCTGTATCAGGTATGTCTCTTTTGACTACTCCTGATGGTGATACTCCTACGGGTGATTTTAGTGTTGCCAAAATTCCAGATACTTGGGTTGCCAAAAATGCACACACCAAAGCAAAGATGCTGTGGATGAAATCCCAACAGCAAGTATTAGTAGATCAACCTAGTGTTGCTGCTAAATATAGAGATTTTAAGGTATATCTTGATGATGATATGGTCGGTTCTGTCATACAAGCTACTGATGCTCCTGCAACAACAGGTCAAACACTTATGCCTATTGATTCGGAAGATTTCATAACAAAGAAAGGTGAATGGATATATTCAACTATACAATTACCTGATGAAGGCGGTTCATCCGCACCTATAGAGATTACCATGCATATGGTAGGTAATGATGATGCTAACAGTCGTGGTATTATCAAAGGGTACGGACTTTCCCGTACAAGACCTCAAGCTGTAGATCCCAATACGCCAACTTCTGGCGGTTGGATGAACGACGTCTTTGACGTTGCATATAATTTAGAAGAAATTAGAGAAGATGTTACTGAGAATAATGATGTTCCACCATACCGAATTGGAGCTGTTACTGAAGCGATAGAATATTATCCTGGTGGACAAAACAACGCTCCTTCAGCCGCTTTACACTCAATCAATCTTGTAAGTGGCACAACTGTTGGTGGTAAAACCCATGTTGAAGGCGGAATGTTTGGATGTGGACTCATGCGATTTGAATGGGACCTAAAGAATGTAGATGTTATGTATTTAGCAATTGATTTGGTACCAGGTACACAAAAGGGATATTTAACGGAGGCTTACTGATGCAAACGGAAACAATTTTAGAAACAACAAAGTGGGCAGCCTGTCTGAACCATCTTAAGCAAAACAGAATTGAATATTTATTAGCCACAGCATTCTTGCATATATTGGGCGTTACAAACAAACTCTATTCTCAAGTTGAAGGAGTGTGTATTTGATGGCTTACAGAAAAAAAACATATAGATCTAAAAGAACTTACAAACCTAAAACCCGTATGGGTAAGGTTTTTAGAACAAAGAAAGGAAAACTAGGATGCTACAAATATGTCGGAAACCGTCGAGTTGCTTTTGTCAGAAAGAGTCGAAAATATTGAATGTAGCAGGTGCGGAAGCACTAATGTTTACAAA